TTCTTCCCACCGAGGTTCCCGTTCTTCCCACCGTTCTTCCCACCACGATTTGCACCTAGCTTTGCTCCTTGTTTCCCGATATGTGACCCAGGTTTCCAATGTCTAGCTGGCAGGTGTGCAAATTAATGACAAGCTTTATAGGTAGATTAAGGTATAATAATTAATATGGAAAAGAAAAGATATGCTTTTTTAGTAGAAAATGAAATTTTTGACATTATGCCAATAGCAGGCAATTATGAAGAAAAAAATTTTTTAAGATGGTCAAATGGATTTTTAAATGAGCCAAAAGGACTAGACATAAGCGGGGTCCCAAATGTAGCAATTGGATCAATTTGGGATGGGGAAAACTTCGATAACTCCTATCTTCCCGAAGACAGCATAATTCATGAAGTTAATTCAAGTCAAAAAAGGTATGCGATTATTGACAAGGAAAATGTGGTTTTTATGATATTAGAGCTAAGCAGCAGCTCTTCAATGCTTCAGGATGTTTTTGAGGCTGCATTTAGTACGGGCAACGTAATTGGAATGGATATAACGAGTTTTCCAGAAAATGTCTCTTATTGGTGGACATGGGATGGAGAAAGTTTCTCTCCACCAGAGGAAAGCTAATAGCTAATATTTAAAAATAACCTATAACTTTAGCCACTTAATGTGTTAAAATAGACTTATGGCAAACCCATCTAACATGTATGCAGAAAAAATTTTTAGCGAACATCCTATTGCGATGTGGGCGTTAGATGATCAAGCCGACTATCTTTCTTTGATACCAGAAGTTGAGTTGCCAGTAAACTCAAAGGGCAATGTTTTTAACTGGACAATTACTGGAGGAACAAAGGCACAGAATCTTTCTATTCTTAATGAACCAATGCCAGACACACTTACAACACGCCTAACTCCAAATACAGCAGGGCTTATAAATCAGATTGAGCTAACCAGCCCAGAAATTGTAAGCCCACTACTAATGAATAGCTTCCAGGAAACATTTGCAATTGGTGCATACATTTTTGCAAATGAGCCATACGTTACATCCTACGAGATTGGCTATACCTATGACGGACTGGCAAATCCAGTTTTAAGATCCTTTGACTCCTCTCAGGTTAGCGGTAGGTGGGTTCTAATATCTGAAACCTTTAAAATGCCTCAAACGGTATCTGGAATAAAGATTGTTATAAAGATTAATTCTATTGTTCCACTACCTGGAACAACTATGCTTTTTGACATCAACGGAATTACCTTTGGACAATGGTCGGAAGAGTTTTTGTCATCATCATCTGGATTATATGGAGATACACTACCTGCAAATGTTCCATTTAGCTATAAAGCAATTACAGCTAAGTCTTATGGATTACAAGATTTAGACGGATATTACTTTATCAATAACCAATCTTTAAGAGCAAAGAACTCATCGATACCAATTGTTTACGGATCATCAAATGTTACTAGAATTCTTCCAAACGGAACTGACCCATCGGTAATTCTTCCTGGTCAAGGATTTCTAAATGAATCTGGAAGGTATAGAGATTATACAGTAGAGATGTGGATGCGAATTGACTCTAAGGCAGTTACAGCAACTAGAATTTTTGGGCCAATTGACTCTAACGACGGAATCTATGTAGACGGACCCTTTATTAAAATAAAAATTGGAAACTCTGTCGGAACACATCCAATTACAGAGTGGTATAGGCCAATGCTGATAGACCTAAAGGTTTCAGAAAATACTGCAACCATGCTAATAAATGGAGAAGAGGTAATATCTATTTCTTACTCTACAAAAGATTTAGCATTACCGTCAAAAACAAAGCTTGTGGGTGGCATAGAAAAAGATAATGACTGGCTAGGCTTTTATGCTTCCGAAAGTGTTCCATTTTTAGACATTGATTGCGTAGCTATTTACTCATACCTAGTCCCAGCAGTAGTTGCAAAAAGAAGGTTTGCCTATGGCCAAGCAACAGAATTCCCAGAGAATGCAAACACTGCCTACGGAGGAACGTCTGTTCTTGTAGATTATTCTTTTGCTGACTACACAAGCAACTATAGCTATCCAGACATTGGTCGCTGGAGCCAGGGACAGGTTGAGAACTTAACAATATTGGATGACGCCCTATCTGTGCCAGATTATAAGTTACCAGAGATAAAGTTTAAAAATACTTTTACAACCCAGCAGTGGTATGAAGATCTTTACGATGCAAATACTATTCCTGCAACCCCTTTTATTGGCTTTACTGGACAAGATGCCCATCTGCTATTTGAAAACATGAACATTCTTCAGCAAGATCTTAAAGGTATTTTTGGGGTATTTCAAAAAGTAGGAACTGGCATAACTAAGCAGATGCTGATAAAGATACAAGATAAAACTAATTCAAATAACTTAGAGATATATATAGAAAACAATAACCTAGTCTACAAACTTAATTTTGGAACAGAATCAACAACCTTGTATTCTCAAGAGATGTTCTTTCCACTAAGTCCATTTTGTGTAGGCATTGAAACTGAAAAATTATCAGAATATTTTGGAGACCAAGCTTCTTTGTTTTTTGGAAATAGAAGTAAACTTTCGCTTTTTATAGGCGGAGACACTGACTTTACTAAAACCTTTTTAGGAAAAATCTATAAAATAGGATTCTGCAGTTCAAGAAATCTTGAAAAAATATCAAACTTGTTTGACGAAAAGGGCCTTCTAACCTACTTTAATCCAGAAAACTACTTTGACGATCATTCGCTAGATCTTGTTTTTGATGCAGGAGACACTAATTTTGAAAATGACCCAGTATATGATGAAACTCTTTTTGGTGGAGGGGTGGATTCTTTTGAGTCTATTGCTAGAATTAGCTTTGCAACAATATCAAACTTTACAGCTAGCTATACCCTTATTCCAAAAATAAACTTTAGCTCAATTTCTTTGGATATTGCTATAGATGGATACTGGGAGGACTATCAAACCCTAACCTATTTTGCACAGTATGTTTCAGATTCATTTAATAAAAAATACTACGACCTAGACTTTATTCAGTTTAACGTTGACTATCCAGCCTTAGAAAACTTTACTGGTAATACTTACAACACCTCAAACAATCTACTAAAGTCTTATGTTTCTTTTCAGTATTTAAAGAACAGCTCATCTGCAAAAAACTCATACTTTACAACTATTGCAGCCCCGAAAAATAACGTCGTTTCTCCAGGATCAGAATGGATCACAACAAAATACGAAGTTGTAGATGGAACCATAATCTATCCCCCAAAGGGTATTCGCCTGTCCGATGTTTCTATTGTTACCCATTTGGAGTGGACCGTTCCAGGAATTATTACTAACCCACTCGTAGTTAAAAAGCTACAGTATGCGTCTCAGGCTTTTAACGAAAGAACTTTGAATCCTGTAGGAACTAGGTTTGGAACTCCAGTATTTCCTTATCTCAAATACGGATCGTACTTTGACTATAAGAGCAGGAATCCATACAGAATTTATAAGGGGAGCACACCCCACCTATACCTGACAAAAAACAGCGGGCTGGAAAAGGTTGGAGACTATAGTCCACTAGTTAATCGTGGATTCTCAATACCAGTTAATCAAAACTTAGCTCAAAGCTATAGGGTTATAGCTCTACAGCTTTTCCTTAGATACGGTAGAGATCGATTTCCATCAGATCCAGAACAAATTTTTGAGATAGAAAGCAAGGATAACTATATAAAGTTCTTTATTGTTGCCAATGACGACTCTGGAACTAGGGCCAAAATTTACGGACTTAATGCTAAGACTGGTAACTTTGAAAGCGGAATTGCTTTTTATTGGAATGGTAAGGTTGTTAGGGAGCCAGTTATAACACTGAGCGACTGGGGTGTGTTAGGAATATCTTTCCCAAAAACACTAAACTTTGACTCATTTGCTGGTGGTTTTAGAATAACGGGCTCCGTTTTAGTAAACAGTATTTCTCAGTATCAATCAACAGGTTTGCAAGAAATTCAAAGGCAGACGCTAAGATCTTGGTTCTTAACAGACTTTGAAAGTGCAACCTCTTTAGATCGATATGACTGGGATTTCTGGAACCAGGATTATAACTGGAATGATGTTTTAGTTATTGCTACCTCAACTCTGACTGGCGTAAACCCATCAGATATTTATAAGGTTTATACTGGAACAAACAAGTTAATTATTGACGACGATACCCCACTAAGATTTAATCGCTACGAGTATAACACCTATCAGGGTGTAACTTGGCAAACCCGTGTCCTTCCTGCTGTATAATATGGTATACTAGTGGTCATGGAAGACAAATTTGCAGAAGCACTTGGTAAAGCTAGGGTAACTCTTGTAGATCAAACGGGATATGCCTGGGGCGTATATGTTTGGAAAAAGGCTAACGGCAAGTGGTTTACTGATGGAGATGGAAACATCTTGAACGTTCCAGCCAACAGAGGCGACGAGAATCAGATTGCCAAGCTAAAGCAAGCAGCTGCTTATTATGGTGAACCAAATGGAACTCACGTATTTTTTCCAGGAACAGCAAGAATCACCGATGAAGAGTACAGTGAGCAGATAGACCGAATGAAACAAGGACTAATCCCCTCAATGAATGACATTGGAGCTGTCATCGCAGCAAAAAAGACCCTAGAACTTTACGGAGATGAGTAATAATGTCGGATGAATATCAGTATCCAATCCAGGCCTTTACCCCAGAGCCAGAGCCAGAGGAAAATGTTTTTAAGAAACAGGACCCGTTTAACAAAAAGTGGGAAGACTTAAAAGGCCTTTCTGGGCTAGAAAAAAATTTTAAAAGACGCTCTGACCGCATCGTAAAAGCCTATGACAGTCTTGCTTTCACTGGAGTAGACACAATGAGGCAGGGATACCAGGACAGTGCATTAGCCACAAGCACTGGACAAAACGGAGCTGGATCTAAGGAAATTAATCCTGGATCAGTATTCCACAACGGTTATGGAATGTTTGACGTAATTACTCCACCATGGAATCTTTATGAACTAGCGAACTACTATGACACATCTTTTGCTAACCACGCAGCTATTGACGCAAAGGTTGAAAACATTGTTGGTCTAGGATACGACTTCCACGTTTCAAAAAGAACTATGATGCAGCTTGAAGCATCCAGTAGCGAAACTGCAACAGATAAAGCCAGAAAGCGTATTGAAAGAGCAAAGGTTGAAATGCGTGAGTGGCTGGAGACTTTAAACAGCGATGACTCTTTTTCAAACACAATGATGAAGTTTTATACAGACGTTCAGGCAACTGGAAACGGATACCTTGAGGTAGGAAGAACTGTAACTGGTGAGATTGGTTACCTTGGTCACATCCCTTCTACAACTATGAGAGTTCGAAGACTGCGTGACGGCTATGTTCAAATTATTGGTCAGAAAGTTGTCTACTTTAAGAATTTTGGGGCAAAGAATCAAAACCCAATTACCGCTGACCCAAGACCAAACGAGATCATTCATTATAAAGAATACTCTCCACTCAACACTTTTTATGGAGTTCCAGACATCATGTCTGCAATCTCAGCTTTACATGGAGACCAGCTAGCTTCCCAATATAACATTGACTACTTTGGAAACAAGGGTGTTCCAAGATATATCGTAACTCTAAAGGGAGCAAAGCTATCCTCCGACGCAGAAGACAAGATGTTTAGATTCCTTCAGACTAGCCTAAAGGGGCAGTCTCACAGAACCCTGTACATCCCTTTGCCAGCAGATACAGACACAAACAAGGTAGAATTTAAGATGGAACCAATTGAGGCTGGAGTGCAAGAAGCATCTTTTAATGACTACAGGCTTAGGAACAGAGATGACATTCTTGTTGCCCACCAAGTTCCTCTATCAAAGATTGGCGGTGGCGATGCTTCAAACATTGCCGCAGCTCTAGCTCAAGACCGTACATTTAAGGAGCAGGTTGCAAGACCAGCTCAGACAAACCTAGAAAAGATTATCAATAAAGTAATTAAAGAAAAGACGGATATTCTAGACTTTAAGTTTAACGAACTAACCCTGACAGACGAAATTGCTCAGTCTCAGATTCTTGAGAGATATGTTAAGACTCAGATTATGGTTCCTAATGAAGCTCGTGAAAAGCTTGGCTTGCCACAGAGACCAGATGGAGATGAGCCATTTGAGATGTCTCCTAGACAGGCTACAGACGCAAGAGCTAATACCGCTCAGAACAGACAAAGAGATTCTGAGAGAGCAAACAACTCTTCTGATAGCCCAGCAACGTTGTCTGGAAGAAACCCAGCTGGAGAGGGAAGGTCTTCAAGATAGTGTTTTTTAACACTTTTTTATAAAAGGCCTTTATAATTGAACTAACATGACTATGCAGAAAGCCCATTGGGCCACTGAAGGTGACAACGTTCGCCTATCAATGCCGTTCAGTAAAGTGGACGTGGAGAGACGTATTGTCTCTGGCTTTGCCACACTTGATAACATTGACAAGCAGGCTGACATAGTTACAACAGACGCAAGCGTCAAAGCTTTTTCTAAATTTCGGGGTAACATCAGAGAGATGCATCAGCCAACAGCAGTTGGAAAAATGATCTCTTTTAAAGAAGACAAATACTTTGATCCAGAGTCCAAAAAGTTCTATTCTGGAGTTTATGTATCTACATACATTTCTAAGGGTGCTCAGGACACTTGGGAAAAGGTCCTAGATGGCACTCTTTCTGGCTTTTCTATTGGCGGAAAGATGAACAAGTGGGACGACGGATATGACGAAAAAATGGACGCAAAAATTAGAATTATTAAAGACTATGATTTGGTAGAATTGTCTCTGGTAGATAATCCTGCAAATCAGTTTGCAAATGTTTTATCTGTCGAAAAAGTTGACGGAGTAGATATGATCAAAGGCGAAAGCTTAGACACCCCAATTGAAAACGTATTCTGGGATGCAGAATCTGGCATAGTCATGTTGTCAGAAAATGACGCTGAGCAGAGTCCTACAACTGGAACTCCAATGCAAAACATAGGTTTCGTTGAGAAAAACGATAACGAAAAAACAGATATGATAAAGTTCTTAGTTGATAGTGCTAAAGGCATTAAAACTGAGATTAAGAAGGAGGTAAGTCCTATGAGTGAAACAACAATCACTGAAGACATCGTCGAAAAGTCTGACGATGTAGTAGAAGAATCACAGGTCGCTCCAGAGGCAGATGCCACAACCGAAGATGCAGTAGAGAAGTCTATGGACAATGACGAAGCCAAATCCGAAGAGAAATCAATGGACGAGGAAGAAGTTAAGTCTGATGACATGGACGAAGACGAAATGAAGTCTCAGGACGAAATGAAGTCTGAAGCTGTAGCTGAGGAAGAAGGGGTATCTAAGTCGAACGAGGTAATTGTTAATGCAGTTACTGAAATTCAAAGTACTCTAACATCAGCCTTTAGCGATCTAGCAAATACCGTAAAAGCTCTACACGAGCAGGTATCTGCACTAAGCAAGTCAATTGACTCTGTAAAAAATGAGGTAACAGAAGCCAAGGGACAGTTTAACGAGTTTGGAAAGAGAGTAGATGCTGTAGAGGCAGACACCGCTTTCCGCAAGTCTGGCGATCTAGGCGAGATCGTTCAGGAATCTGAACCAGAAAAGGTTCAGAAATCCCTATGGGGCGGACGTTTCCTCAAAACTGCCGATCTATTCAATTAAAAAATATCACAGGAGGTGACAATTATGTCGGAAGAGATTATTAAAAACTATCCAGGTACTGGTGCTAACGAGGTCAATGGCCAAGGAGCATTTGCGTCTGGAGGAATTGGTGGTGTAACTGACCCAGGTGCAGACACACTGGGCAACATCCCAACAGCAACACTAGGAGTAACAAGTGGTCCAAATGCC